CTCAATATTGAAAGTGTTTTTAAAATGAGATTGGTATATAAGTTTAACATAGGGAAAAATGAAGAGTTGTCTAGATTATGCAAGATTAGTAATAATTTGTATAATCAAGCTCTTTATATTTTTAGAGAAACTTTATCAAAAGAAGATAAGTGGTTGTCTTATTATGAGTTAAACAATATACTTATTAAAACAAAGAATCTTGATGGAGAGGTAAATTATAAGCTTTTAAAAGCTCAATGTTCACAACAAATACTTCGTGTTCTAGATAAAAATATTAAGAGCTATTACAGATCTATTCATGATTTCAAAAAGAATCCATGTAAATATAGAGGTAAACCAGAATTGCCTAAATATAAGAAACGTGGATCAGAGTTCTCTTTATTTTATACTAACCAATCTTGTAGTATAAGACAAGGAAGGATTATCTTATCTAAAGATTTATTTATTGATATTCCTCAATATGATAAATATTGTTGCCGAATATCTAATTTCAAGCAAGTAAGGATTATTCCATTATTTGTAGGTTATAAGGTTGAGATAGTTTATGATATTGAAAATAAAATTATTGAAGATATACGAGATGAGAAGGTAGCATCAATAGATTTAGGCATTGATAATCTTGTTACTTTGATCAGCGAGGATTGTAATTTTATTTTTAGTGGAAGGTTTGTTAAATCTTATAATCAATTTTTTAATAAAACGCTTTCACGGCTTATAAGTATAAAGGATTTACAAAGAATAAGAAAAACAACAAATCGTATAAAGAAATTATACTATGACAGGGATAGATATTTAGAAGATGTATTTCATAAGATAAGTAGGAGGATTGTTGACATATTGATTGATTCCAGAGTGACTAAGTTAATTGTAGGCTATAATAAAGGTTGGAAAACTGGAGTAAATATGGGTAAGAAAAACAACCAAAAGTTTACTCAAATCCCTTTTGCGAGATTGATAAGTTATTTGGAATACAAATGTAGATTATCTGGAATAGAGTTCGTGGTAAATGAAGAATCCTATACATCTAAATGTGATGCCCTTGCTTTGGAGCCAATATCCAAGCATGATTCTTATTTAGGCAAAAGGATAAAACGAGGATTG